TGGCCTGATGCTTGTGATCGTAGGAGGCTCTTGTATGTCTGCAGGACACCTTATCGGCGATGTATCTATCATCACACACACATCTTCTAATGATAACTTCCAGTTGGGCTCCCAAATCAGCCCACCGCAAGGACGGCGTTTCGCTGCATCAGGCAAGCTGACGCTGCGAACACACCGCCAGCAAAGCTGGTCTTCGATCCTTGCAGTGAACAGATTTGGTATCCGATCCTATATGTGTACATGAAGTATGTGTACTTGATAGACAATATAGGAGAACAAAATGTCTGATCTTTATAAAGCAATCACGAATCTTACACTCGACATGGAAGTATACAACTCTTACGAGGACAGATGGCACAACGAAGACCAGATGGCCTTTGCCCGCAAGATCATCATGGAAGCCATCATGGACAAGCTGTACTGGCTTACCAAGGGCAAGAACAAAGGTGGCAAGCCATCTGGTAGCGAAGGCTACTTAACTCAGCAGCAAGCCAGAGTGAAGTACGCACAAGAGACATTCAGAGGCGATGAGATTTCAGAGCTACGCCTTCGCGGGGCCATCGCCAACTGTCAGGCCGCAGCCGCCAAGCACGAGGCACTCACTGACCTACAGAACTCACTGCATAGCCAGTATATGATACAGTTTGGCGAAGACTACATGCCATACGGTTCAGCCCCACACTCTAACGTGCCAGTAGCCGCAGAGTCTGACATGCCATCCGACATTCAGCAGATGCTCGAAGCACTCGGCATGGCTGAACCAGCTAACGAAGAGAAGCCTAAGAAGAAGAAGGCTTCCTAAACATCACAGGGTAGAGGTTCACGCCTCTGCCCTTTTTTTATGTCCAGTTCTACAGGGCACGCTTTGACTGTGAGTATGTGCCGCGCAGTTGCTGCATGCACTCACATCAAAACGAAAACAAAAAATCAAAAAGCGTCCGAGTAATATAGTATGTGACGTAGCGTCACTAATGACATTAGCTATTGTCACTGCAATAATGCAGGACATAACCAAAGGAGAACACAAATGAAACTCAACTACATTGACTACGACGAACTACCCGTCTCTATTATGTTCGTTGCGGACGAAATACAAATCATCTGCGAGTTTTTGAAACTACATTCAAAATCTATTGATGATTTCGGACGGCCTTTTGCGCTGCAACAAATCGCCAATACTTTTCACGAAGTAAATCAAAAACTAATCGGAGACAAATAATGAAACATTTTTCAATCAATGACTTCGACTTTCCAGTCGAACAACAACCAATCTATGATGAGCTTGGTAATATCATTGCTGGTCACCAAGCTGTTGTGCGTACCGACACCGATCAGGTGTTGGGCGTACACGGTTCACGCTACAAGATTGTAACGCACGATGATGTCGTAAACTCAATCATTGACGGAGTAAAGTCGGCAGACTTATCGGACGATTATGAAGTCACTGTCGATGTGCTTGAAGACGGACGCAAACTCAGAGGTGAAATATTATTTAATGATCTCACAGTTGAGCCAGCAGTCGGAGACTACGTTAAGTTCCGTGTCAGCTTCTTCAATAGCTATGACGCATCTTGGTCCTTTTCTCAGCAAGCCAATGGCTTACGGCTATGGTGTCTGAACGGCTGCACAACAGCCGACACAGTAGCCAGAAGCAGATACAAGCATACTGCATCCATCAACGTAGAAGGATCAGCAGCCAAGGTGATCAATGGCTTTCGTCACTTCATGTCACGCAAAGATGTCTGGCAAGACTGGATGCACACCAAGATCGAACAGGAACAAGTCGAAAACTTTTTCAAAAAGACTGTCTGCAAAGCATTCACACGCCAGCAGTCAGTCACCAAGACCAACGAAAAGCAACTCGAAAACCTGCTCGGAATCTGGAGCGACGAGCGCAAAGCTCTCGGCTCTAACAAGTGGGCATTGTACAACTGCCTGACTTACTGGGCTACGCATACAAAAGACCTGCGCAAACCAGAGATTGCCAAGTACAATCGTGAATCAACCATTGCATCAGCAATGCGCAGCAAAGAATGGAATTTCGCATGACACACGCTGAGCTAATTAAACGTCTTCAAAATATTACCAAATACTCAAAAGACCCTTGGTTTAACGCAGAAATCGGCAGTATTGTTTCTGTCTGTTGGGAAATCAAAGACATCTTAGAAGAATACCTAAAGGATAAACCAAATGATGACACGCAAGAACTTTGAATGGATAGCAGATCGTATGGGTCCGCTAGTAAACTCACCCATCACAATCGAAATGATTGCCGATGATCTTGAGAAAAAAAACCCACGCTTCAATCGTGAGAAGTTTCTAAGCAGAGCTATTGCAGCATGGGAACGCAAACATCTACCACAGGAGATTGACGATGAAATACCGTACTGAGCCTGTCGCCTGCCCAGAATGTCTGGGCGATGGCACTGTAACCTATCGCAGATACAAACGCCAAAGTTTCAATCGCGATATTGGTTACGAAGAAGAGTATGAAGATACTTGCTGGAACTGTGACGGCAGCGGTGAGGTTGACAACAAGGATACATTCGCTCCATAAGTGCAGTATGAAATCATATCTGCAATATCTACAAGACAGAGCGGGGGAGATAAACGTCCCCCTGCTCAAGTGTTTCAAACGCGCTGACATCCCAACGTCAACGTACTATCGAACAATCAATGGAGATACTGAACTCAGGTATGATACGGCAGTGAAAGTAATCAATGTCATTGAAGAACTTGACGCGATACAACAAGCCAGTGAGCATACCAAAAGACTACGAGAAGCTAATAAACCTGTTGATCGAAGCTCGATTCGAGCAAGGTTTAAGCCAAGAGTCATTAGCTCATAAGATAGGCTGCACTTCTTCCCTGATACATAAATGGGAAGCGCACAAACGTATTCCGTCTGGCTTCATGCTCATCTGTTGGTTGGATGCTTTAGAATATGACATCGAAGTCACGAAGAGGTAGGGCTGTACTCTGCCTGTCATGCGAAAACAAAAGCTATTGGTTCGTTGCCATACTCAAACCCAATGCAGAAAGCTCAATGGAAAAGCATTGGTACATCTGTAAGAACTGCTACGAGGGAAACAAATGGCAAACCGCAACAAAAATAAAGGAACATATCACGAGAAGTGGTTCGTCAACTGGCTCAAAGAAGCGGGTATCAAAGCCAAAAGGCAGCCCCTCTCAGGCAGTTTGGGAGGCGAGTATAGCGGCGACATCAAACTCGAACTCCAAGGACACGAACTGGTAGGTGAAGTTAAGTACCGAGATAAATCTAACTTCCCCAGCCCATTCAAAGTATTAGAGAGCAGAGACATTGCTTTCTATAAAAGACGGACTGGAAGTCCGCAAACCGTAGTCATCATGAGTGGTGACACATTCCTTAAATTAATGGAGAACAAAGATGAACCTTAAACAAAAGTGGTGGGAGTGGCACAAAGAAAACCCGCATGTCTTTAGATTGTTTGAAGAGTTTACTTTCAGAGCAATCAACAAAGGACACAAGCGCCTCAGTGCCTGGCTTGTTGTCAACAGAATACGCTGGGAAACAAGCATTGAAACAACAGGCGACGACTTTAAGATAAGTAATGATTACATTGCTTTGTATGCCAGATACTTCATGCACAAACATCCTCAGTACGATGGCTTCTTTAAAATTAAGAAGATGAAAAGAGCAGAGATACAAGGAGAAGTACATGAAGAATGCTATTAACAGTGCCGTTTGGGATGCACATGTTGCCAGAGCCAATAGCTCAGTGGCTGCGCGTAAAGAATACAAGCGCTCAAACTATGAATTAAATGCCCACAAAATAAATGCACAGCGCATCATCGACGGACAAAATGTCGGCGAGTGCTGGCTTAAAGGCAAGCTCAAAGAAGAACTAATAGAACTGGGCTACTGCAAACCGTCTGACTTTTCTAAGTACAACAGACCTAACGGCAGTATAAATATCGGTTGACCCAACTGCATACTTGCAGTAGTCTACCCCATATAAAAAAAGGAGAACATCATGGAACGCAAAGGTTTCATAGGCGGCTCTGACTGTGTAAAAATTATGCAGGGCCAATGGCTTGAATTATGGCAAGTCAAAACTGGTAGGCAGATGCCAGAAGATTTATCTGACAACATTGCTGTGCAGCTTGGCAGCTGGACTGAATCCTTCAATCTGTCTTGGTTCGAGACGCAGAACAATTGCGCTTTGTCTGGACACCAATATGAATACGAACAGATTGTAGGTACTGTTCCTTGTCGTGGTACAGTCGATGCGCGTTGGAACAATGCAATCGTAGAAGCCAAGCACACAAACGCCTTCAACAAAATGGAGGATGTCATTGAGCTATACATGCCGCAGATACAACTGTACGCACACCTCGCCAAGGCAGATGGCGCTTATCTCTCAGTAATCTTTGGCAACAGCAAATGGGAATCCACATATGTCGAATACAATAGTCAGTATTTCAATTCTATGTGGGCAGTGGTGTCGGACTTCTGGGGTTACGTGCTTCGCGATGAAGAG